AGTACCGCAGCCCCCACCTCAGAAATACGGGGGACCAAATTTTCAGAAATCCCAGGTTTTGAAAAAGAGCCTGGTTTTTTTATTGGAGGAGCGTAATGAATGATAAAAAAGTAAAAGCAGAGTACAAACGGCTGCAGGATTTATTTAAAAGTGTTGACGAGAACAAAGCGAAACTTGTTGACGAACTTTTAATGAAGGCGGCGTTTCTAAAAGTACAGCTGGATGAATTAGAAGTCACGCTCAAAAAAAATGGAGCGATCCAATATTCAAATAAAGGTAACGCACGCGAGAGTGCAAACTATAAAACTTATCTCAGGACAGTAAATGTTTACCAAGGAATTATAAAAACATTAAGTATTGTCATGGGGAAAAATACTATTGACGAAGATGATGCGTTTGATGAATTTTTACGCGCAGCAAATTTATAAGGAGGAGTTATGGCTTACGAAATAAATATTCACGTTGATAAATCCGGGAAACTAATAACAGATGAGTTCCCATTAACTATTTCTGTTTTCAAAGAAAGTAGACGTGTTAAATTGAACTTCACAATTGATCCAGAAGTGGATAGTGATTATCACTATTTAAAGTTTACTCATAAGAGTACCAACTATTTATATCGTGTTCATAATAAGTCTTTTGAAATTCCCAAGGCGATTACTGCGTGGGAAGGAACGTGGGAGATGTCCTTTGTTAGTTGTGATGAACCGGCAAGTTCAAGTAACGTGATCACCGCTAATTATATATATGCGAGCGAGCCTGTGGTCGCCACAGTTGCGCGTGGTAATCTTGGAAGTACGATCACAACGCAAGAGCAGAACCTGTTGAGAGAACTTGTGGAAGGAACTTTCACGATATTTGAAATACCAAATACAGCTTCCTATACTTGCGATTACTTTCTTTCAAACTATGCTCATGCATTTACTCTTGTTGTACCTTCGAGTGTAACGACACTAAAAAATAGACTCTGTTATGAATCAGGGTGTATAAAGATTTTATTTGAGGAAGGCTCACAACTTAAGACGATTGAAGACAATGCTATTTATCGAATTGCGAACCTCGGTGACATTACATTCCCGCGATCAGTAAATAGCTGGGGAAAATATAACTTAGGAGCGTGCGGTTCGAGTATTGTTAAGTTTGAATCACTGTCAAATTTAAAGGTATTAGATAGCCACTCTTTTTGGAGCATTCCAAATCTTACAAAATTGTATCTACCAGACCGGCTTGAGACACTTTCAGGTCGAACTGCGGTAATTAAGGATTGTCCACTCTTAAACGAAATATGGATACCTAATACAATAACAACCGCAATCCCGGCAATCGCAATTCAGGATTGTCCGGTGCTTAATAAAATAACTTTACAGAGCAGTTTCAATGCATCTGCAAACTTTAGTAACGTTCCAAACTTGACGAAGGAATCAATGGTCTTGATGTTCAAAGCGTTAAAAGACCTATCTAGTGGTGGCGCAAAGGTGCTTACTCTTGGTCCTGGAAACTTAGCTAAATGTTCGCAGGCTGATTTAGACATAGCGCTAAATAAAAACTGGTCATTAGCGTAGGAGGTAGTTATGGAAATTAGAGAAGAAAATGGACTTCGCGTATTATACGCTACTGAAGGCAAGGTGTTACAAAGCGTAACGGATGGTCTTATTATTGGACCATGGTTGATCCTCGGTAAAAACGATAGTGAAATTCACTACCACGAAATTGATGAACCTGATGAAGACGAACTGCCTAGTATTGATAGAACGCCTTTCTGGAAACAAGAAGAGGTTGAGTCTAGTTAAAGATGAGTTATCTACTCGAATACATCGACCAAATTGAAAACGGTAATATCCGGGTGGGTAAAGAGCTCAAAACAGTACTCGATAAATTAAAGGACGACATGGACAATCCTTTATATGACTATGACTTAAGACCAGGTCAGCTAAGAATTAATTTTATTGAGCAGTTTTGCAAACATACCAAATCACCATTTAACGGACAACCATTCATTCTTGAGTTATGGGAAAAGGCGTTCTTAGAGGCTTCCTACGGCTTCAAAATGAGCGAGACCGGTTTACGTCGGTTTAACGAGGTAATCCTTCTTGTTGCGCGTAAAAATGGCAAAACAACCTTTATTGCTGGTATTGATTTAGCAGAGTTTTTCTTAAGTTCTGGTGGAGTTGATATTGTCTGCGCATCCAACACTAATGAGCAGGCTTCTATCCTTTTTGAAGAGATCAACAATATGCGTGAACAAAGCCCACCACTCCGAAATGAGAAGCGTTCGAGAAAGAACATCTTTCATATTTACTCGCCTAGAAACAAGAACCGAATAAGGAAGTTATCTGCGCAATCAAGAAACAAGGATGGTTATAACATTGAAGTTGGTTGTATTGATGAAGTCCATGAAATGACGGACTCCAAAGTTTATGATGCAATTAAGCAAAGCCAATCAACTAAGAAAGAACCGCTCATTTTTATCATTACCACTGAAGGTACGACTGTTGGTGGTTTTCTTGATAACAAACTTGAATACTGCCGCAAGATGATAAAAGGCGAGATTGAAGATATCAGGATCCTACCTTGGCTATATACGCAAGACAGCATTGACGAGGTTTTTGAGGATCCAAGTTCATGGCAAAAAAGCAATCCATCGTTAGGTACTATTAAACTCGTTTCGTACTTAGAAGATGTGATGAATAAAGCAAAACATGATCTCTCGACAAGAGTGACGATGCTTTGTAAGGACTTTAACATTAAGCAGCTTGATAGCGGATCCTGGTTAACGTTCCAAGAATTAAATAATGAGTTAAAGTTCAAACCTGACTACATCCGGGACACCTACGCAATTGGAGGTGTTGACCTTTCATCCACAACAGACCTAACCGCCGCTGTATTATTGGTAATTAAAGACGACAAAAAGTATGTGCTTTCGCAATTCTTTATGCCATCAGACGTTTTAGAAAAGAGGATAACGGAAGATAACGTGCCATACGATATTTGGCATAAGCGCGGTTTGCTGACCTTAACAGATGGCAGCCAGAATGACTTTTCATTAGTGACACAATGGTTTTTAAAGATGATCCATACTTATCAAATTAGACCACTCTGGATTGGCTTTGATCCATGGAACTCACAATACTGGGTTAAGGAAATGGAGAATGCAGGTTTCACAATGGAAAAAGTAAGGCAAGGTGTGTTTACGTTATCTGAACCGATGAAGCAGCTTGAAGCGGATCTAAAAAACAAGAATGTAGTTTACAACAATAATCCAATTCTCAAGTGGTGTTTAAGTAACACTCAAGCCAAGGTTGATATTAACGGTAACATCCAACCATCAAAGCTTAACTCTAAATTAAAGCGAATTGACGGAACAGTCGCTTTGATTATTGCTTATGCCGTTTTAAACAGATACAAAATTGATTATGAAAACATGATCAGCTAGGAGGCTTTATGGGATTATTTAGACGAAAAAAGAAAACCGTTGAGCCAGTTAGTTATGACGCTAAAGTCTATCGATCAACACTAAATGTATTTACTGACTTTGGTAATAACATTAGTGCAAGTGATGTCGTTAAAATTTGTATTGACAGAATTGCTACTCATGCAGCCAAACTGAAACCACGCTATGTTAAAAATCTTGATAACTCATCCGTTGTTGAGAAAAAAGGAACACTAGCGTATTTACTTAAGTACGAACCTAATCCACTAATGACGCCGCATGATTTTATATATAGAGTTGTCACGCTGCTCTATTTAAATAACAACGCGTTCATCTATCCGGTTTATGATGAGAACACTTATAAGTTAAAAGCGCTCTATCCGATCAAACCAAACTCAGTGGAAGCTGTCAAAGACGCAAGCGGAGATTTATTCCTCCGTTTTTACTTTTCGGACGGGAAAGATTACTTGCTCCCATACGAATCAGTAATTCATATGCGTAGGTTTTATGGTGTCAATGATATTTTTGGTGGAAGTGGCGCGCTTTCTGATCACGCTGCAATCTTAAAAACCATCAAGATCAATGACTCGGTTCTGCAAGGTATCGATAATGCGATCCGCTCAAGCTTTCAGATTAAAGGATTATTAAAAATCAACGGTCTACTCTCCGAAAGAGATAAGAAAGCACAAAAGGATGAATTCGATAAAGCTTTAAAAGAATCGACGCAGAGTGGCAATTCCTCAATTGTACCTGTTGATTTAAAGAGCGAATACGTACCACTTAACGTTGATCCTAAACTTGTTGATAGTGAGACACTTTCTTTCTTACATCAAAAAGTCATTAATTATTTTGGCGTTAGCGAACCGATTTATAAGAATGATTATTCCGAGGATGAATACAATGCTTTTTATGAAGGAACGATCGAAGGAATCGCAATTGCCTTTTCGGAGACGTTTTCAAAGGCATTACTTTCAAGAAACGCACTAGAACGTGGTGAGCAAGTTGTCTTTTACTCAGAACGCTTACAGTACGCATCCTGGAATACAAAGGTTACAGCAATTGAAAAGTTAATGGGGCTCGGCATTCTTTCTCTCAACGAATCAAGGAGTTTATTAGGACTTGAACCGATTGAAGGCGGAGATAAACGATTACAGTCACTTAACTATATTGATGCTGATAACGCAAATAAATATCAAGTTGGTGAACAAACACCGGAGGTAAATGAAGATGACATTAAATAAAGAAACACGATTCTCCACGATTGAAAAGTTCGATGGTGAATCAAAGGAAGCAATGATCGTTGAAGGTTATGCCATTGTGTTTAATCAAGAGACGATGATTGGCAATAGCGAGTACGGTTTTATTGAAGTTATAGATGATCGGGCGCTTGACACGACTAACTTTAAAGACGTGCCGCTTAAATATAACCATACTGACAACCGCCTCATTTTAGCGCGGACGAGGAATGGTTCTCTAACACTTAAAGTTGATGAGTTTGGCTTAAAGGTTAGAGCTGAATTAATTGATACACAGTCAAATCGAGATGTTTATAAATCGATTGAAGCTGGGTTATTAGACAAGATGTCGTTTGCTTTTACTGTAAAAGAACAAAGCTGGGATAGAACTGGTGACATTCCAAAACGAACCATCACGCAAATTGATCGCTTGTATGATGTTTCAGTTGTGGACTTACCTGCCTATGAAGGCACATCTATTGATGCTATTGCTCGTTCCTTAGAACTTGCGGATGCGAGGATTAAGGCATTGGAGAATGAAAAAGACGAGGAAACAAAAGCAGTAATACGCAAACGACTCAAATTGAAAACGAATGATTAGGAGGATTTCATAAATGAATTTAGAAGTTCGTAAAAAAGAAATCGCTGAACGATTAATGGAGATTCGTGGTTTAGCGGAAAAAGAAGAAGACCTCGTAGAGTTAGAAAATCTCGAAAAGGAAACTGATGCGCTTAATGAAGAGCGAGATTTAATTGATAAGAAGCTCGTAATGAAGCGTAAATTTGAAACTGCACCGTTAGTCCAAACTCGTGATGACGTTCAAGTAAATAAAGAGTTTGAGCAGCGTGGCATGGATTTGAAGGAAGGTCGAACTGTTACTGTCACTTCAAGTAACGTCTTACTTCCCCAACACATCAATCCAGAAATTGGTGGCTATCCGTTCCGCGAAGTATCAACGCTCGTGGATAAAGTAAGAGTGGTCAACCTTGAAGGTGGCGAAACTTACAAAAAGTCCTTTATTAAATCACATGGGACCGGTGGCTTAACCGCGGAAGCTGATCCTTACACAACTGCTGAACCTACGTTTGGTTATGCAACGATCACAAAAGTTAAGGTTACAGCTTATGCAGAAATTACAGAAGAACTCGAAAAATTACCGGCGCTCCAGTATTCGCGTGAAGTATTGCATGGAATTAATATTGCACTTCGCAAGAAAATTTCACAGCAAATCTTACGTGGTGCAGGAACGACTAATACTTTTAAAGGTATCTTCGCAAATGACGTTGAAGCGTTAGCAGATAATACAGACGTTGAAATTTCAAAAATTGATGACACAACGCTCGATGAAATCATCTATGCCTATGGCGGTGATGAGGAAGTTGAAGGCGGCGCAGCATTAATTTTAAATAAAAATGACTTACGTGCGTTTGCTAATCTTCGCACAAGTGAAGGTCGCAAGGTTCACATTGTTGATTACAGTGCATCAACGATTGATGGTATTCCTTATGTCATCAATAGCAACTGTGGTTCAATCGCTGATCCAAACACGACTGAAGGCACTTACTGTATTGCATACGGTGCTTTAACTAACTATGAAGTACCGGTTTTCTCACCTGTTGAGATTGCAAAATCAACCGACTATAAATTTAAAGACGGAATCATCAGCTATAAAGCATCTGTTTTTACTGGTGGTAATGTTGTCGGATATAAAGGATTCTTACGAATCAAAAAGAGAGCTGCTGAAGACGACACAGAAACTGAAACGGAAACTGAAGAGTAGAAGCAGTACTAACATTTGGTCGAAACACGTAGATCTGATGCTTTCGGGCTATGGTCT